TATTCCATAAATCACCTAACATATAAGTTTCACCATCATTCATTAAAGTTACAGATGAGTTTTCACCATTAATTGTAACCATAACATCATAATACACATTATATTCTGATATGTCCGATGATAAGGGATGATGGGTCTGACCCGTATAAACGTCCATAATCACCTCACTAATAATTCCCTCAATCTCATAACCAGCTTGAACATAACTAAATGGTTCACCGACCTTTAATTCTTTTTTAATTTTCTCGTAAAGATTATGAATTCCACCAAAGTACTCAATTTTATAAGTTAATATTTTATCTTTATCCTCTTTATTAGAAATATCCAACCCTAAATAATGGTAAATAGGTGTAGATTCAACACCTTTGTCGTCCCAATACTTAAATAATAAATCTTTTTGTTTTTCGTTTTCCTGTAACGATTCCTTTTCCTTTGAGAAATAATCTTTATTCTTAATAAGAAAATCGTAGAAATATTCTAATGGTAATTGTTTTTTTGTTCCTTCATACTTTTGTGATAAGTCTTGATATACCTCATCTAACATACCCATATTTAGACCTTTAATTAAGTCACTAAATATATCAGCAAATAGTGCAAACATTTTTATGTCAACACCACTGTATCGTTCGTGAACTATATTTTCTAAGAGTTTAAGTAGTTTCATTACAGATAAATATATCTAAAATGTAGTTTGCCACTCTTTAAATTCTTTTCGGTCTTCTTTACTAATCCATAATTCATGACCTTCCAAAGAACTATGACTAACTTCTACCCAATTCGGTATTAATACTCGTTGATGGTTTTCCCATATATGATAGGTTAATTGTTCAATACTTTTTCTCAAATACTGAGCACTTTCAGGGAAATCTTCCATAACCATCTGTCTATAGACCCCCCATTCATATTTATGACTTTGGTCTTTAACAAATTTATTTCTTTCAGAATATCTTTCAATACTATCCATATCTTTATACATAAAAACAACTAAAACATCTTGTAAGTAATCTGTTATTCTATGTAAATGTCCCGATTGTGAAGGACCAAAAGATGAGTACTTATCGTTCATATGATTTTTATGAAATGTTCTTATACCATCTTCTTTATTATACCCATTTAAATCCCACGCATATTCACCTCTAACTTCAGGTAAATTAAAATCTTTAGATATTATTTTTGTCATTATCTTATTACCCGCACCATGAGGTCCAGTGACAATAACTTTATTGTATTTACTAATAACTGACTTTAAATCTTTATATTCCTTACTCATCTTTTTTTATGTTTTCTAAAATTATACCATTAATATTATCACCATATAAATTAGGGAACTCATGTTTTAAATCCTTTAACGGTATAACTAAACCTTCCCATTCTTCCTGTTCATGTATTTCATTAACCATAAAATTATAAAAGTCTATACTCTGTTTAGACCTAAAAACTTCTCTTATTATTTTTTGTATATGAGTAAACTCTTTATTACGTAAATCAACACCCGTAACGTTTTTAGCTCTACCCCATACAAATTTAACCCTTGAGTTTATATCCACCGTATGTGTTTCAACATTATCTTCAAACACATCTCTTAAATATATTTCTTTATTGCCCTTTATCTCAAAAGTATAGTATCTTTGGATGAAGTTAATTACGTTTTTCTCCATTAACATCCTCTTTTAAGATAGAACAATAATAGTAATCACCAGTGTCTTTAAACTTATTAAATAAAAACTTTCTTACCGAATCAGAATCATATTCTTTAAGTAAGGTAGACGCGTAAAGGTGTTTAGCACTATCCCACACATCATCTCTTTCAATATTATCAATAAGAATTTGTTTACTTAACATCGTTTAATTACTTAATGGAGCTTTAATAGTTGGTTTATAATTATAATTTATTAATTCATAGTTGAATTCACCACCTAATAAATTAACACCTTTAAAGTTAATATGTGGTAAATCGTAACCTTCTCTCTTAATCTGTTCTTTAGCCTGATTTAAATGATTTTGATATAAATGGACATCACCTAAATTACCTATTAATTGGTCTGGTATCATATGTACCTCTTTTGCAATTAACATAAGTAAAGTAGCATATGAAGAAATGTTAAATGGTAACCCTAAGAATGTGTCTACAGACCTTTGGTTCCACATTAATGATATAGCTCTCTTTGGTGTTGGTTCGTGTCTTTTATCATCAAAATCAGGTAGGTTTTTAGGGTCGAAATATCTTTCCATACCTGTCTCATAATTATTTTTGAACCAGTATTCATATCTCTCTTTATCAGTTAATAATCTAGTGTATATTTGAAACCCATAATGACATGGAGGTAAAGTCATTAAATCTAACTCCCCAACATTCCAAGCACTAACCATTAACCTTCTTGAGTCTGGATTCCTTTTAAGTTGTTCAAGTAAATTTTTAATTTGGTCAACACTTTTTTCGTTATAAACTTGTAACGTATCCCCTTCAAATACTTGCTCACCTTCTTGAAACCATCCTCTCCACTGAGCACCATATACAGGACCTAACTCACCCCATGTCTTTGCAAATTCATCATCGGTTTTGATTCGTTCAATAAACTCATCCATAGTATCAGGCCAATTACCTTTATACTCATTAGTTTTACTAATATAGTTTTTGAAAGCATCACCATTCCAAATGTTACATCCGTTGTCCACCAAGTACTTGATGTTGGTATCTCCTTTTAAGAACCACTTCAATTCAGTCATCATTGTTTTGACTGCCATCTTCTTTGTGGTAAGAAGAGGAAACCCTTCTTTCATATTATGTCTTATAGTATAACCAAAAATAGACTTAGTACCCGTACCAGTCCTATCTGATTTATCTACACCATGTTCTAAAATAGTAGATAGTAATTCGTTATATTGTTTATCAATACTATTCATTTTACTTATGAGTGTAAGTATTCAATAATAGTTGATTGTTGTGGTACTCTAATAATTGGAACACTCGGACCCGCAGGTTCTTGTTTTTGTCTAACTTCGTAATAGTTATTCCCATCATCTTTAATTGTTGTCACATTTGGATATTCAACAACATGAGTCTTTTCCATGTCAGGTTTATAAACCAAAGTATGTTTTTTTGTATTAAACGTTAATTTTATCATCTTATATTATTTTTTAGTATTTTTAAGGCATTAAAAAACCTTTCTCCTAAAATAGAAGAAAGGTTAGTATTTGTCAATATATTATTTAAATTAAGTTCCGATAACTAACTCGTCATAATTCAGTTTTTCCATACCTTTTAGCTCTTCCTCAGCCTCATCGTACATGAAAGATTTTACAACTGAAACAACACTCTGTTCTGATTGAGCAATTTTACTTTCCATCCAATCATCAAGTTGTTCACCTTCTTCCATTTGTTCCCACATTTTATATGCTAGTGTGGCTATTGTAAATAATTGTTGTTTTGCCATATAAGAACCATCATGAGAACCCTCTTTAATGTTTGACTTTAATTTACGTAATTGTGATTCAGTTATTATTATGTTTGACATATCCGTTGGTATTTTATTATAAATATAGTTATATTAGTAAAATTGTAGATTATTAATTAAAAAAGGTGAAGATTTCTCTCCACCTTTAGGGACCGACTTTGGCTATCGGACTACTCCACCATCTCATTTAATCTAATAAGAAAATCTATCTTTCCTTCACCTCTAAACCATTTCTTCAATGATTCCTATTACTTCACTAACTATAAGTATAATACAAGCGGTAATCAAGTTAAAAGGAATAAAACCGTAACCAATAATTCTAACACCTGATTTAATAAAACTTATAATTTTGTGCCACTTTTGATTTGGCATATGTTTAATATCATCAATCATCCATACCTAATTTACGTTCAAAATAATTTGCATCTTCAATAACCTCAGGGTTCTGTTTAATAGTTTGCATCGCAATCATATCTTTCATTCTTGTTGTTGACCATCCATGTGCTCTACTCGTGTAGATTACCTTTGGTGGTAAGTCATCACCCGTAAATGATTTACCAATATAATCTTCACCAAGAATTCTAATATCAGGTTCAAAGAATTTAATTAAATCATACAATTCTTCTTCAGTTTGATACACATAAACCTCATCAATATATTGAATTGCCATTAAGGTTCTATATCTTTCATATAATGGAACCACTGGTTTGTACTTGGATTTTCTATGTAACGATGGGTCTCTTTGTAAAAACACAATGAATTTATCACAATGTTTTCTTGCGTCTTCAAATGTGTAAATGTAACCCGGATGCATTAAATCAAAATTACCTGCTGTGAACCCTACAATTTCTTTTTTTTCACTCATAATTTAAAACTTTCTTTATAATGTTTATCTTTTTTTACCACTTCATTTAAAGTTAGTAGTTGTGAAATATGATAAGAACTATTATCTGTCATGTAAATAATAAATTGGTTTTCAATTTCTTCTATCTCATTAATTACCTTTATAGTTTTACTATCTCGTGGTATTACATAATCACCTACCTTAAACATTTTTAAGTTGTTTTAGTTTAATACCTAATAGGTCTAAAGTATTCTTATCCTTAACAGTTTTTTTAGCTTTTTTCTTAATCTCGTTGATTAAACCTTCAATATATTTAATCTCAGGATTAATTTCCTCAACAACCTTAACGGTCTTATCCATTTTAACCCCGTTTATCTTGTTTTTAAGGTACACAGATAATAATTCTATGAGTTTATATGAGAAGTAGAATCCAAGACAAATAAGACCTGTTTCTACTAGTTTTTCTGTCCCTACAAAATGAACACCTACTAACATAAAGATTAAAATAATAACCATTTTAATCATACTCCATAAATTATTAATTATTTTTACCATTTTTATTGTGTTTTAGATTTTTGAATTGCGTACTCGGCTAAACTAATTTTTTGAACGTTACCAATTACCATTGAAGACCTTAATAAATCATATGGTATGTGAAGAAGAAAATCATTACCGTTTGATGTGGTTAAATCCTCTTTAAGTTCCAAACAAGAATGAACCATTTTAAGATATATTTTAAACTGTATATCATCATCAAAACTTTTTTCTTGAAGGATTCCAAACTTTGGGTGTTCTATTTTAATTGTCTTCATCATATACCTTTAGTCTTCATTAAAATTAATACCATATTTTTCATTCATAGTTTTTCTAAAGTCTTCACTAACTTTTTTCAAACCTTCATTGATTCCGTTTACACATAAATCACTATATGATTCTACTATATTCATGACAGAAACTTGTTCCATAGGTAAACATTTACTGTCCTCAGTAAAAATTACAGTGTCTTCACCAAATGATTCAATAGATTCAATAATGTGTGTTGAACCGATTTTATTATCTTTTATTTTATCTCCTTTTTTCATATTACAAATATAATTAAATTTTTTGATTTAAACTAATATTATGTTTAAAAGTCTTCGTTAGTTAATGTTTTCATTTCCGTATTATTTGGTGGAGTTACAGATTCGGGTGTTGAACTAAAAACTAATGTTTTTAATAAGAACACAACTAAGATAATTCCAACTATCCAACCGCCAACCCTACCTGACGCGGCAAAGATATTTCCAATACCTTTTAGTAATTGTGAACCAAATGTTAAAACGAAACCGATAATGACTAATGTGATAATTCCTTCCATAATTTTATTTTTTTATTTATACAAATATAGTGAATAATATTCACTTACACAAATTATTGAGCATAAAAAAAACCTCAGTCGGTTAGAACTGAGGTTAAGGAAGATATATAATAGAGTATAGAACGCTGAGATTACACGTTTATGGTGACTTGTCTTTAGTGAGATTACCCTATATCGGTTGCTCATGTATCCACTCTCGTTGCCGAAAGTATCAAGTCAGTGTCGGTTATTTGAGTGAACCACTCTTTTCGTTAACAACTACTCAACTACTACTTTACTCTGTCAAACCTTGCGAGTTCACTAAGGGACGGCCATCCCACCAGGTATTTGATAATTGACATCAGGAGACTTGCGGTCTACCGATGACTTCGTTAGTCTATTGACTCGAAGTGTTAGACACCTTTCGTTGTCAACGCCCGAAGAACTTTTGCTCTCTTTTAGTTTTAGTAAAAGTAACGATGGAAATGAGAAAGATGTGCTTCGGGAGAAGTTTCGTTTCTTTTGAAAACAAAATGCTTCACACCTCTCTGTAAGTCTGTCAACTTACGGTACTTCAGGAATACGTTAACTTATCGTATCGGAATTCCTTTGTACTGGTACTCAGCCCTACAACACCTGACAGGGTGTGTCGAACCGTCACCTGTAGCTTTTCCTATTGATATCACTATCTCAACTCTGATATTCCACGGACTCAGAGTGGTCTCGTCCCTTTAGCAGTTGCCCTTAGGGTCTTGACCGTAGCCACTTTGTTTAGTTGTCAGAGTAAACTCTGCGAATATTCACGATGTACTATTCTCGTTTCAATCCCTTTAGTCCCATTGCTGGGGTTATCTAACGACGCTAAACCGCCGTCAAATGTCATACTTAACCGTTTAAGAAAAAGGGGTTAATCTTTTGTATTCCTTTCACAAACTGTGATGGTTAAGGTGACACTTACTAATATTTTCAAAGAACGTCTTCAGTACTCTTACTGAATTGTTTTACAAAACTACAACAAATTTTTTAATCTGTCAAACTTTTTTTTAAAAACTTTCTGATTTTCTGTTGGGTAAGATATAAATACTCCAATAAATCTCAAAAGTTATACAAATATACAAAAAAATTACTCTCAGACAAGCCCTTTAAGGGTTTTTTTGTGTTTTGTATTAAAATTATTGGATATTTACCCTATAATTACTCCATTAGAATCAAAATACTTATCTAAAGCACTTAATCTATCGTCCGCGTCTACTAACATTACTAACGCCTCTTCAGCGTTTTTATAGAAGTCCCCTGTTGAGTGGTCTCCGATTCCTACTGCTTTACTACCAAGTAGTTCAAGTGATAATAATGCCTTTGCTTTATCTGCCTGTGCAGATGTTTTTAACATATTTACTAATTTGTTCATTTTAAAATTATTTTTATAAGTTTATTAAATTGTTTTGTCATTGGTTCGGGTAATTCATCTTTACCAAAATACCCACATTCCGTGTGTTCGTCCCCATCATAAGCGTTTTCTAAATCAGGAAACATCTCTTCTTCAACATCCATAAGGTAGGTATAAAACATACCTTTAACTTTACTTCCGTCTCTGTTATACCTTTTTATTACCGCGGCAAACTCTATGTCTCCTAACACAGGTAAATCAGTCTCTTCTATAAACTCTCTAATCGCAGCGTCTTTAGTTGGCTCATCTTCTTCCACACTACCTGCGGGACATGACCAAAAACCTGGTAGAGTTGTTTGTGAGTTTCTTTTACAAAGTAACACCTTATTATCACATCTTACGATTATTCCTGCGTATTTTTTCATTATTAGTTTTATTGGATATTTATTAGTATGAAAGTAATCATAGAAAATAATATTTTAAAAGTCAAAGTTTCTTCCACTAAAAAATCCATAACTGATGGAATGATGGGAAAAAGATTTGATGAGTCCTTTGATGGTATGTTATTTTTTATGCCTGAACGTACCGAACAAAGTTTTTGGATGTATAATTGTATTATACCATTAGACATTATTTTCATAGATGGAACAACAATAACTAAAATTCATTCTAACTGTCAACCATGTAATGATAAGAAAAATTGTGAATCATATCAAGGATTTGGTGATACAGTTTTAGAGGTCTTTGGTGGTTTTTGTGAAGAACAAGGCATAAAAAAAGGAGACATCGTCTCCTTATCTTTATTTTAAAGTTGTCTTAATTGTTTTAAGCTATATCAAATTTTTGTAATTCTTCAATTGAGTGTTCTCTAGCTCTTCTCTTAGGACTTCCTGAATTAACATCAGCAAAATATAATGTAGACTCTTTAGGGTTACTAAACTCAGGTACACCTTTACTAATTAAGAATTTTACAGCAACTTCGGCAGCTGTTTTATCATCTAACATCTTATCAGGGTCACTAACGATATCAATACCAACTTTATTTCCATATTTTTGATAATTAGCTTTACCCGTTAATTGGTTATAACCTCTACCAACGTATTTTGAACCATCATTTTTATTATTATTACCAATTCTACCATTATATACTAAATTAAAAAACTTATCATAGTCTCTCTTTAAATCATTTAATTCTGAATCAGACATCTTTCTAGTTTTTGAAAATATTTTATTAATTCTACGATTAGATGTATTATGATAACCTCTTTCTTTTTTATTAATAAAATGAGTTTCTTTACCTATTACCGCTAACATACCAATTTGTGCGACTGGGTCTGTAATACCGTTCTCAATCATAGTATCAATTAATCTTTGTATTCCTTTAGATGCTTTACCTGAGTACGTATGAGTTATCTTACCATCTAATGTAGTAAACTCCTTACTTGAATATGTATATTTTTCTATATCCTTATCTTCTATATTTTCATTTTTTAATTTATTATACATTAAATCTTTAGTTCCTGTAGAAAAAATCCCGTTTTCCTCTAATTTGTTGTCTCTCTTAAATTTATTTAACGCTCTTTCTGTTTCGGGTCCGAATAACCCATCGACACCATACACCGGTAATTCATAACCTAATAAAGATAATCCAATCTGAAATGACTCAACATCTTGTTTAAATCTCATATTTTTACGGTCACTTCTTTCGATGTCACCTTCAATATTGTTAATATTAACTAATAATTGATTACTATCAGCATCGACTAATTCAGCCTTGTCTGCTTGTTCATTTAATCCTTTTGATTCATTTATTTTTTCTTTAAGTTTTCTTACGAACTCTTTTTGAATCATCTTAACAAACTTAACATATGGTGAATCACCTCTATCTTTACTATACTTGTACTTACCTTCAGGTTTTCTCTTACCTCTTCCGAAGTAATTTAACGCAGATATGTTTGTAATACATTTGTGTCCACCTGAGTTAGCTTGAATCATTTCCCATGCCGGTACACCTAACTTATCTAATATAGCCCACTCATCTTCAGTTAACTTAGTAGATGGTTTGTCCATAATATCTTTTAATTTTTCCATATAGTCATCACCCCCATCCATTGAACGAACCTTATCACCATAAAAGGCTTCTAAATCCGCATTAGTGAAACCAACTGACTCATCTCCAAATTGTTTATTACCTTCTGATATCCATTTGATAGTAGATAAAGGAATTATCTTTTCTCTTAATTGACTCTCCCATTTACTTAATACTTCTTGAGCTATATCACCTAAGTTAACACCTTTCAATTCTCTCTCACCTTTAAATGGGTTACATGACGCTTGTACTAACCCCATTGGCCAAGCGATTACTATAAAGTCAGCTTCAGGATTATTTTTAAATGGAGTATAACGGTCATAAGAACCTGGTTTAAACATTGAACCTCCTCCGTATTGTACTATAATTCCGTCATCAACATAAACTTTATCACTATCTTTTTGTTTCTGTACATAATCTTTTTGATTTAAAGCCATCTCTTCAGGTAACGCATACCCCTTTTCAGCAGCTAATCTATTAATGTTTTGAAATATGTTTAATAGTGATGGTTGAGATGTCATTACTAAATCTTCCATAAAACCTGGTTTATTCTTATAAGCTAACATAAGTTTGTTAGTTGCTAAACCTAAGGCCATTTTATTTTTCTGTAATGACTTATCTTTTTGTAATTTAAATACAAAATTCATTATATCTTGTGGTTCTAACCCATACTTAGCAAAATCTGCAGAATCGACTGTAGATATTAATCTAATATCATCGGCAGTAAAGATATCACTTGGTGACATTATTTGAGATAAAGTCTCAACATTTGAACGTGACGACCTGAATGATGTTGATGTGTCGCCTTCCACACCTGTTTGACTATCATGATGGTCTGTATGTACAACAAACATCGGCTTTCCATGTGCGAAATCAACTAAAACCGGCATCGTATCACCTTTAGCATCTTGTTTCTTTACCGCAAATTCCTTATCACCGTATTGTATTATTTCAGAATCAACAACTTTAATTCCATTATTCTCTAAATAATTTTTCATAGCTAAGGCAGTCGTAACACCGTCTAAATCTTGATGAAAATATATTTTAGCTTTCTCATATCTCTTAGATAAATCGTTGATATTTCTTAATCCTGATTCTTTAATTAATTTTTTCATGATATAAACATATTTTTTTCTTTTGTTCTTCTATTCTTAAGACCATCATTCGAGGACTTATATGATAAAATACTTTCTGCCGCTTTTTTATTTTGACCAGATTTAACATATTGTATAAATCTTGACATTCTAACTGAATCACATCCAGTATTAAAAACTAATGATATTAACGAATCAAATTGTCCTTGAGTTAACATATACGTTTTTAATCCTTTATCTTTCCATTCCCCTAAAAATCTTCTAACGCAGTCGGCAGCCTCCGAAGCATCTTTATAAAGTAACTCTAACGCAGTTTTTTTATCTATCACTAAACCACGTTTTACATCACTACCAGTGTGTCCATAACCGATAGTTAAAACTCCACTTGTGTCTTTATAAGCCTTTAATACTGGCGCCTTTATGTTACCAATTGGTTTTTTGGGGTCACCTTCTTCAAATTTAATATGGTCCCAAAAGTTTTGACTGGCCTTCATTATCGTACCATCTTTTTTGTCAGAGTCACTTTCAATTAAATACATTTTACGTATTTGAGACTCTTCCGATTCATTTATAAATAACTTTGACATAAAAACTTTTATTAATAAATATCTATAATAACAAAAAACCCCTCACTTTGTAGGGGTTTCACTCATTAATGATATTGAACATGCGATGATATTATCAAACCACACTTTTTTAGGGTTACTTAGACTTCCTTTTTTAAATGTTTTTACATGACCATCAGTTGTTACTATAGTGATTGAGTCGTGGTTCTTAATACTAATTTCTCGTATGTTCATCTAAAACTAACTTCAACTGTTTTTGTTCAGTTTGATACTCTTTTAGTCTTTCTCTGGCAACTTCACAGTAATTTTTACTGATATCCATACCAATCCAAGGTCTACCTAACATTTCCGCAGCTAAACAAGTAGTCCCACTTCCGTTGAATGGGTCCATAACTACATCTTCTTTATATGAAAGAATTTTAATCGCCCTATATGGTATATCCAATGAAAATGTCGCCTTTGTTTTTTGTCTTGTATCCGCAAAATAATTCCACTGACCAAAGACTAAAGACATAAAATCTTTTTTATCTTTATCCTCATAGACTAACTTCTTTCTAAACTCACCTTCAATTTTTTCATTAGGAACCATTTGAAACTCACCTTTCCATTGAGGGGTTCCTTTAATATCTTTCTTATGTTTTTTCTTATAAGCAAGAATCACACACTCCTTAGGATTATAGATATATGGTGAAGACGGGCTCATCCAACTACCCCAAGCAGTTGTTTTTGAACGATGTGGGGAATCTTCTTCTAAATCTACAATACCAAAGAAACCAAACCCAATCTCTTTCATTATCATCCAAAATTCAGCAGAAAAATATATTCTACCACCTTTTTTTTGTCTGTTAATTTCGTAAGGAATGTTTAGTGCTATACGACCATCGTCTTTAAGTACTCGATAAGTCTCTCTTAACCATTCTCTTGTAAATTTCCAGTACTCGGCTATTTCTTTATCATCATCCCAACTATCATAATCAATACCAACACCATAAGGTGGACTAGTAACAACTAAGTCTACAGTTTTTTCGGACATCTCCGACATAAGTTTACGGCCATCACCGCAATAAATTTTATTCTTCTCCATTTTGTTCAATTGTTTTAATTCTTCTATCTAAATAAAATAACGCTTTTTTTAAATCTTGTACAGGTGGGTTGTCATCTTTTTTTCCACTTCTAACTATATACTTTAATACGTTAAATAGATATGCATCTTCATCTAACCCTGTAGCTTCTGCTATTTTTATAACCTCATATGGGTTATCTTCACCACCATAATGGTCAGGGTGTGATACTAATTCTTTACTCATTACCTTTAGCTTTTAAAACATAATAGTCATCAGCGTGTTTACTAACCTCTATTAAGTCTCTATTAATTAATTGTTTTAAAATTATTCTAGTTTTTTCTGTAGACTCACATAAAATATAATCCGATATGTAATTGATATGAATAGGTACCCTAAGTTTACCTGTTAACATATTCATACGTTCTGTTGGTATTTCAAATTTTTCACTCATAGTATTATCATTTAATTATTAATTTTCCATTTATTGTAAGGTATCATACTATAAGGATGTCTTTCAAAAAAACTTTCATGAATAAAAGTATACTCATTTTCTTGTTTTTTATCAAGATACGCACCCCAAAATGATAACGTTGAATTTGATAATATGTGTTTATCACACATACTCATCATATGAACCGCAATATACGGGTCTTCATCAATATAAACAAACTTTTCCTTAGGAAACCCTAATTTGTTTACGAAATTTTTGGCAGATTCTAAATTATCTGAAAACACAAGTACTTTATGTCCCTCACTCTCATTATTTAAAATTTTAATAACCCATTCTTCAGGTATTAATTTTATATCAAAAAAATTATCTTGTCTACCTCCACCCATTCTTAGATGTAAGGATATACTATTTTTAAATAAACTACCATAATTGTATTCAATATAATTTGTTATATTTTCATCAGGTTCGAATATTTCTAAAATATAATCCCTCTCGTGATGCCAATACAATTTATTAAAAAAGTAACCCTGAAATAGGTAAGGTGGTTTTACTTTTTGTTTTAAATCGTAGTACACTCCACCTTCACCAGTATCTATATCCCACCCTAAACTTTGGTCAAACCACCATTCAAAGGCATTAGGTCTACTATCGAACCACGGTAATTTAGGGTAAACATCACCAAATGATATATGTGGGTCTTTTAATATGTGTCCACCCCATGGGTCAAAATGTATATTTCTACCATTTCGATTAAGATGTTTATTAAATTTAGAACTCTCTGATTGATGTGTAGTCCAATAACCAACAATTGGGTCATAACCCATTTCTTTAGCGTAGACCATTAAGGTTGCTGTCTGAAACATCATATTACCCAAACCACCCGCTAAAAGAACTGATACAGTTTTATCTGTAATATTAACGTCTATAGGGTTTTGAAGTTTCATTAGTTTTGAGGTTTTTTTATTAAGACCCATTTATGTTCAGAATTTAGTTCAACACTTAGAACAAATTCTTGATTCCACATTTCAGGTTCTATTAATGATAAGAAATATTTTCCATCATCTCCATAATAAAGATAATAAATATGACCTATTATCGGCTCAAAAGAAAATTTAGACTCATACACTATTTGATTTAATTTAACTTCATCAACTAAATTATTATATTCATCTACTAATTCTTGGTATTTTTTATTGAATTTTTTCTGTATCTTTTGTACATTCCTTTGTTTGTAGGATGAAATATCTTCTATTTTAATAACGGGCGCCGATACGCTACTCCCATAAGGTAATATATTTGCGTTATATTTTTGAGTTTCTTCGTCCCATACAATATGGTCAGGTTTTTTAAGTTTAATGTTACTCATCTTAGGACTTTAATTCTTGAATTTTAATTGTTTGAAAAATATAGTTCATAACCTTTCTCTTAGCTATAGATAAAATAGAACCTTCTAACGGAAATTTTTCTTCATACCTAACCCTAAAAATAGGATATGAATCTTCTATCTGTTTTAAAAACTTTTCTGATTTTTTTTCATTGAAAATAATAGCTTTACTTCTAATTAAATTAATTAGACTTTTTTTATCGGTTACGTCTATCACGTCACCTTTATAAATTAAATCTACTTTACATTTATTTTCATTAGTTGTTTTAGTGTAGGTATTAATTCTATATTGATAAACATGTAATAACTCATCATACACAATATAAAAAAACCCTATACCTGGTTTAGTATTTGTTTTTTTAAGGTCATTAAAGACAATTCGTATTGAAACATTATCATATAGTAATGTCCATATAGACTTACCTATTAAAAATAAATCCGTTAATCTACTCTGAGAAAACTTTATAATCTTTGATATTTCTTCTTTAGTTTCTTTACTATGTCTTAAATTATTATACACCAAGTCGTCTAATAATATTTCATCATCAATATCGTCTGGTTCCCTATTAAGTGTAATATATCTAGAACGGTCCTTAATTGAACCAACGTTAGCTAAATGTAACGACAATTCTTGGAAGGATGGGTATAACTTAAATTCATCAAAGTCCTTATCAACTTTGGTAATATAGTCCATTAGAACATATTGTTTATGCTCTAAATCTATAGGTTCTTGTAAAATCCAATTGGTATCTAATCTCATATTCTCTTTAGTCTTCCTTTTTCCCAAACACTGTGGTTGGGCCCAAGCCTGTACCTAAAATAAGGCGAAGTATTGGCTCTGTAAAGACTAACGAGTCCAGCATCTTTCATTGAACTGAACATTGTTGAGAGATATCCTGAAAATACTACGTCTTCAGGGTCTTTTTCTAAGACATTAATTAAGAAATCTCTCTTACTGGCTGGTTCCCCTTCATTTGTTTTTTGAGTTATATAATTTAAAAATTTAATGTAAGCATTATCAGGATTTCTACTTTCAAAACGGTAATTTGAATGTGAGTTTACAGGGTTCCAAAACTTAAAACCTTCTTGATTACCCACACTTAACTCTTCATGTAATTCTTCAATAAAGAAATTAAATATATCTCTAATAACTTTATAATTAGTATGTATAGTATTTTGACTTAATAAATGTGCTAAATCATATGGGTCCGATTTAGACTCAAGATATTCTACCATTTCATATAGAGGTCTCCTATCATAAACATAATTTGGAGTACTGTTTCTTAATTCCCTAAATTCTATTTCCTCATCGTTATCACTTACTTTAATCATAATACGTTTTTCACCATACCAACCGACTACAAGTGGTCTCGTACCTTTATCATCACCAATTATATTAACTAACTTATCGTATAAAACATATTTTCTAATTTTACTAAAATTAAACTTATTTTCTCTAATAAGTTTAATTAACATAATCTCTAAACTTTTAGATTCATCAACTTTATGATTTTCTTCAATATCTTTTTCAATCGAATTGAAAGCTGAATTTGTTTTTAAAAAACCTAACAGATTAGAATTAAAATTATCTTTAGCATCAAAAAGTGAGTACCTATCCTCAGCTACATTATAATGAATGGCGATTTTATAATAATCATTATCTTTATTTAAATTTTTAAATATAAAATAATACAAAGGACCTCTATCATTATAGGCTCTAAATGCGTTACCACCAGATGTGGCTGACGTACACCATTTGGTACCCTGACCATAATAACATGATGATTTTTGAGTAAGTGGTTTAACTATTAAAACTTCAGAGTCCTCATATATCTTTGAGGTGCCCGATTCTACTTTAGTTTTTTCTTCACTTTTTGTGTCACCGTAAACTTCTAACGCATCGATAAGGTCATGAAGGTTTTTATATTGATTAATATCTTTGTATTGTAAGTTTTTCCTTACTCTATCAAATTTTTCAATCCAATTAATTACACTATCTAAAGAAATAATTGTATTACCAAAGTCATCAAAATTTCTTTTAAGTACCCAATTTACATATTTATAATTTGTTTTCTTATTGAATTCATGGTCTAAGAACTCCTCTATTGTTTTGCGTAACTCAGGGTTCTCATCAAAACGATTGAGTATATCTTCTCTTCTACCTTCTATTAAATTTAATAACTTCATTATTCTGTTCTAAAAACGTGAAACCAAGTATCACCTATCATTACTTCATTATCTAACCCATCGTAACTACTAAGAGAATTACCCACACCATCGCTATCAATTGCTGACTCAAATAACGCATCTTTATCGACATAGTCACTTATATCTAAACCATAATCGGTCATACTAGCCATCATATCATACATGACATCATTAACTCTACTATTTACCATATCTTCAATTTGTTCCTCTGTCGGTTCACCTTCAGGGTCAGATTCAATATATGTTATTTCATCATCTATTTCATTCCATCTATCTTCAGCTAATTCTACCTCATCTTCATTATATACGTCATCTACATTTCTAGTTATCTCATCTAACTCTTCTGCCTCTTCTTTTAATTTGGCTACTTGAGATTCTTGTTCGTCTGATAGTGGTAATTCGTCTGTATCAAAATATGATTCATAATTATTATTTACATCATCTTCAAACATATCATAAAAATAATCTCTAACTTCCTGCTCATCAATATGACTTTCAATAAACGAGCTACTCCATCCGTCAGCCCCTTGGTCATCCCATAGTCCTTCCATATATTCTTTAGCCGCTTGCCATACTTCATCCCACGTACCAACAGCAAAGGTTATTCCAGTATCATCATCACCTACCCATTCAAATGTTGGTAAATCATAATGATTATACTGTGACGGGATTAAATCATATATAGACTCACCTTCTTCTTCTAAAACAGATACGCCGTACTCATCAACCATAACTTCAAATACCGCATTAGCCTCCAGCGCTTGTTGGTCAGGTTCGTTTTCTAAATTCCATGAATCCTCTTCTTTTCTTTCATCCGCATCAGCCCTTAACTGAGCAATTCTACGTCTTTCAGCCACTCTTCTTAATCTTTCTCTTTCAAGTCTAGCCGCCTCTTTATCTTTAAAGATATTAATCTCTCTTTGGTAGTTAGTATTAATGTATTTATCAATCGCGTTTTGAATTTCATCATATTCTGGAGTACCTAATATCCACACATCTTTAAAAGA